GTACTGGTTGGGATGTCCGGCGTGGTCGCCGTCCCATGTCACGGTCGCGGTGGAACCGGCGTCTGTTGTCCACGAGTTCGAGCGCGTGACGACGACCGTGGACCTGACGGCGATGTTGCAGTGAAGACGCACCGTGTCGCCGTCCTGCGCCGCGTTGAACGCGTTCTGAAGGGCGGACGACGTGACGTTGCCGCCGCCGTCGAGCGTGTCGGCGTATCTCGTGACGGTGTAGTTCCCGGCGGACACGCGGTGAATCACGTCCACGGGCGTCTCGGTCGAGTAGCGCGCGTCCTTGCCGGTGATGACGACCGGCTTCCCGTCGGCGTCAACCGCCGTATATGGGCTGACGTGGCGGATGTAGAGGCCGTCGGATGTCCGCACGCCGTCGCGGCTCGCGACGAATCCGATGCCGCCCGAGAGGATGACGTAGCGCCCGTCGTCTCCGTTGGTGACGGGCACGAGCCGCATCTTGTCGGGCGTGATCGGCGTGCCGTCGTATGCCGTGCCCAAGAGCCCGTCGAGGTCGGCGGTGAGGTCGGTGCCCCTGCGCTTGGAGATGCAGCCCTGCCGCTTCACGAGGAAGTTCTTCAGGAGTGTCGCGCCGTGGGCGTACTTGTCCATGTCCTGCCGGCCCATAACGTGCGTGTCGAGCTGGCCGGCGGCGAACGAGTGCTGCGTGTTCTTCCAAAGCGGCATGGCGTCGTCCTCCTACATGATGCCGTGGAAGGGACGGTGCGGCGGAAGATGCCCGCCCGGACGGATGCCGCGCATGGCGTCCACGTGGTAGTTGCGTCCCCATGCGTCGCGCGGCGTGTTCGACTCGCGCGCGTCGCGCGCCCTGGCCTCGACGAGCGCTTCGGCCGCCTTCGCCTCCAGCACCTCGAAGAGCTTAGGCACCTCCGTCTGCGCCACGTCTGCGGCGAGACGGAACAGGAACGCGCGGCGGACGAGCGGCGGCCATTTCTCGGGCCGCTTGTCGTCGCGCGTGAAGACGATCGAGACGACCGGGAAGAGGGCGACGATGATCCGGCCCTCGAACACCTTCCAGTCGTCCAGCTTCCCGCCGTGCGAGAACACGGCCTCCAGGTGAGCGCAGCAGGGCGGGACCTCGGACGCGAACGGGTACGGCCCGCATCCGTGCGGGACGTCGCACGACGCGACACGCTCCTCTGCGCGGGCGAAGTTCCAGGCGTGGTCGGCGAGGACGGCGTAGCGCGCGGAGTCCGCGAGCGCGTCGGCCCGGTCTGTCAGCACCTTGATCGAGCGTGGCAGGTGGCCGTCGGCCGGATCGAAGTGCGGCACGAGCAGGGCCAGGATGTCGTTGTGCGTCTGGTCCGTGACGGCCTTGCGCTCTGTCTCCAGCGAGAGGACGCGGGCGCGTGTCAGCTTCTCCGCGTAGAGCCCGCGCCAGTTCTGGAGGTCCTGGATGCGGCCCGCAAGCGGGATCGCCAGTTCCGACGCCACGCAGTATGCAAGCGCGGAGCGCATGGCTGGAGTCCATTTCGCGACGCTCGCGGGCGCGGCCGTAAGGTCTGCGCCCGTAAGCTTCAGCTCGGCGTTCCAGTCGTGCGCGTTCCATACCTCGGAGACGGCCGTGTCGAACGCGATCTTGCTCTTCTGCCACTCGAGCGACGTGTCCGTCGGCGCCGCCTCCACGGACGGAAGCCCCACGTCCTGCCGCAGAAGGTACAGAGCCTCCTGGCAGACTGCGATATTGTCGGCGTTTATGGTCATGGGGCGTTCCCTCCTCGCGTCCTGCTAGTTTGCAGACGGCGTACAGTCCGTGCAATTTCCCTGCGCGTCGCATTGGACGCACGTGTTCCCGTCCGTCACCTTCAGGACGTTCGCGGCCGTGTCGGCGCTCACGGTCGCCTTGCTGGCGTCGCCGCCCTTGCCGGTGAAATACTCGTATATCTTCTGCGCGGACGAAAGCACGGTGGACGCCTGTGCGCCTCCCCCTGCGATCTTGACATACGCCTCGCCGATCGCGGTCACCAACTTCGTCCCGCCGTCAAACGAGGCGGAGACGAGCGCCGTCAGGTTTGTCGGATCGGCGCCGCCTTCGTAGTTGTTGATGTCGAGGGAGACGCCGGTGCCGGCCTTCGCCGACAAGCTGTCGAAGCGCTGCCAGTTCCAGTGCTGGAAGTAATCGACCTCCCATCCGCCGTCGAGGATGACGGGATTGCCGGCCGAATCCTTCACTACGGACACGGTTCCGTCTGCGTTCTGGACCGTGGCGAGGCTCGCGGCGTGGCGCTCGACCTCGATGGACTTGCAGCCCGTAATGGCCGCCGCACACGCGGCAAGCGCGATTATCATCATTTTTTTCATTGTTTGCTCCTTGTTTTCCGTCCAGCACCATGCCGTCCGAAATCATTTGCTGATTATCAGCTGCACGCGTCCGCCGTTGAACGCCGTGCCGCTCGCGTAGATGTAGTCGCCGGGCGCGAACACGCCGCTGACGGCGTTCGTCTTGAATCCGCTGGCCAGCGTCACGTTGCAGACGTCGTTCGTGACGTACTTCGACGCCCGGCGCTGGACCGTGTAGGGCATCACGCGGCGCGACGACACGACCTGGTACGGGATGTTCGTGTACACTTCGACGGCCGCCAGCTTGTTCGTCGTGATCAGCAGGTCAGGCCACGGATAGACGGACGGCACGGCGTTGACGGCGCGCGCGAGGAAGTTGCTCTGCGCCACCCCGTCAACCGTGTTCGTCCGCCACGCGCTGACGATGTTGTTTGTGACGACGTGCGTGAGGTTGCTCCACGCGGTCGCGTAGATGACGTTCGTCACCGTCCGCGTCTCGTTCCACGTGATCGAGAGCGCTGTCACCTTTTTCAGGACGACCGTTCCGCTCGCGTTCGTGCTGACTGCATGGAGCATCACGCCAGAGCATGGCGCGGGGACTACGTTGTCGCCGGCGTCCAGCTGGACGGCATCGTATTCGGCCAATGCGGACGCTGCAAGCGCGGCAGCCGCGCAAAACCAGATGATCTTCTTCATTTGCTTTTTCCTTTGTAGTGTCGCGCGCCGAACAGCCGGAGCGCGTAGTATTCGATGTCGGCCCGCCACGCGGCGACGCCAAAGTGCAGCAGGAGGGCGCGGTAGCACTCGTCGGCCTCCTTGCGGGTAAGGTCCGTGGGAAGGGCCGTGTTGAAGTACCGGCTTTCATGCAGCGCGGCGGCCGTCAGGTCGTAGTCGCCGTACAGCCAGTCGTGGAGCGTGGCCGCATACACGCGCGGGGCCATGAGGGGATGGCCGCAAATCCTCCAGAGGAACCTCGGGATGCTCGCGCCGTCCGTCCTGGTTCCGGCCGGAACGCAAAACGAGAATCCGATCACATCGTCGATGTTCCAGTCTTCCATCAGCACCGCCTCCGTCTCTCCCAGCGTGCTGATGGGAAGCCTGATGATCGGCGCGGCGCATGTCGCCCACTTCGTCTTCACGGCGTCCCTCCCGATCTCCAGAAGCACAGCAACTTCAGCGCGCTGTCGTTTCCGCACAGAAGCGTCAGAAGCAGCAACAGGCCGATGCCGGCGAGGATGAGCCCCTGGCGCTTGACCCTCATGCCGGTTTTACATTGACAGTCCACGACGGCGATCATCGCGCTGACCATGGCGTCGTTCAACGCCTCCTTGGTCTTTGCTGACTTAAGTTGGGCTTTAACCATGTCTCTCGTGACTTCGTCCATCACCTATCTCCTCCCGCCGTGACCGTCACCGTGACGTTCGACACGCTGCTCTTCTCCTGCTGGCGTCGCAGCCGCGCCTCGGCCAGCGCCTTCGGGACGCCTTTCGACATGGTGGTCTTCAGCCGCGCGTTCGCGTTGCTGACGGCGACCGACGGCGGGACGTAGGGCGCCTCGAACGTGAACTCGGTTCCGTCCTCGTGGCGTTCCGTCTTCACGAGCGTTTCGCCGTTCGTCGTGACGGTCTGTAGCATCAGCTTCCCGTGCCAGGCCAGCCGTCCGTCGCCGCGCTCGCAGTCGCGGTGGTACTTGCGGTTTATGAGCTGCAAGGCGGCGATCAGGTCGGCTTGCGTCCACGTGTTCGTCGATCCGTCGGAGAAGAGCGTCTGCGCGACGACCTGCGAGAGGTCGCCGTCTGGGCGGAGTTCGAGCGGAGCGATCGCCGCCGCCAGGGCGAGCGCGAAGAGTGCTGCTGTCTTATTCATCGTCTGGTTCTCCTTCTTCTGGCAGGGTGAACACCGGCGGAGCAATGACTTCGCCGTCCGCTTCGATCCATGTCCGGATGGGGATCATGTAGAAGTTGTCGCGCCTGTCCATCATCCAAATGGTCTGCCAGACTCCGTTCGTGTGGACGGCCGGGCCCGGCGTCCATGTCGTGTAGCAGTACCACCTGTTCGAGATCGCGTTCTCGAAGGCGAAGTCAAGCGGGTTCGGGAAGTCGGCGAGCGGCGCCGCCAGGGCCGTCACGATCTCGTCCTCGTTCGTCGAGCCGTCGGGCCAGTACGAGAGGATTATGGGCGCGTCCTGCGGGATCAGGTACGAGGCGAAGGCGACGTGCACCAGGTCGTTCGTGACATACGATCCGGCGTCCACCAGGTACGCGACTTCGATGTCCGTGCGCGGGAAGCTGACGCTGCGGGTTCCCTTGCTCCCGCCGTACATGACCGCGCCGACGATCGCCGCCGTGACAAGTATGCCCTGAACCTTCGACTTGCCGAACATCGAGCGGAGCTTCCCCAGCGCCTCCCTCGCGATCGGACACGCGGCAATGCCCGCGAGCGAAAGCAGCAGGATCGCGCAAATCCAGAGCAGCGACGCCTGGAAACCTGCGATCAGCTCCCTCACTGCACGACCTCCAACGTGACAGAGCCGTTGTTGTAGACCGGCCTCACCTTGTGGATCCCGTCGGTGCAGAGGATCCCGCCGTCGGCCGAAATCGGCGCCGTGTTCTTGATGTACGTCTCGCCGCCCACCTCGTACTCAGCCTTGACGAACAGCGAGCTCTGCGGAGTCTTGCCCCAGACCTCGGCCACGTATGCGCCCGACGATCCGGTCCATGAGACGTTTGCGATGCAGTCGCCGGACGTCTCGGCCTTCCAGTTCCCGGCGGCAAGGTCGTTGCATACCACGACCGTCGGGTGCGATTCGCTGACGACGTTGTACGTGACGTGGATGTGCGTGATGCCCATGACGCTTTCGGTCGTCACGCTTCCGGCCTGCGCGCCGACGGTGCGCTTGTTCCCCTTGACGATCTCTAACAGAGCGTTGCCCTCGTCGTCGTTGATGCGGAAGAATCCGTTTGTCATGTTTCCGCCCGTCTCCGTGACAAGCCCGTTAGACTCCAGCACCCACACGGCCCCCTCCGACGTGATCGTCCGCTGGTACGCAAGCCCGGCGGCGATGGCGATCTTCGGGCTGCTGATCCACGCGTAGCCGTCCGGCGCGTAGTTGCCGGTGTGCGATTCGTAGAAGCCCCAGGCGCGGTCCGCCTTCTGGTCGAGCTGCGCAAGGACGTTCGTGCGGAAACAGCCGAAGCCGCACCATGCGGCCCAGTCGAAGCCGTCGCCAGTGAACCTGTTCCACCGCGTCATTTCGTTCCAGACGACTTTCCAGTAGTTCGATCCGCCGTCGGCGACGCGCTGCTGTAGGCTCATGGACGGTATCGTGACGGCCGAGTCGTAGTTCGTGACGACGACCTTCGCGTCGTCGCCCTGCAAGTAGGCGATGGCCATTGTGGCCTTGCTGTCCGCCGTGGACGCGAGGTTTGACGAGGCGTTGAACATGCCCGTCGATGGCGCGCCCACGTCCGACGCGGAAAGCGTTATGTCGGACGATAGCGCCTTGCCGTTCACCTTGCGGCTGGACGGCACGGCGCTGTCGAGGCCGGAAGGCTTGCCGGTGATCTCGCTCCACGAGTAGGACGGCTTGACGGACGACTTCGCCCATGCTGGGACGTTCGGATCGCTCTCGCTCGTCAGCAGGTCGCCCCATTCGAAGCTGCCGCTCGCCCAGATTCCGCCGCCGCCCGAAGCCGGCGCAAATTTCCAGAACGACACGCCGTTGGAGGAGATGACGGTGGACATGTCGTAGTTTCCGATGCCGTTCCACAACCTGAGCGGCCCGTACATGGTGCCGCCCTGCTGCATGAATTGCGCGAGGTACGGATCCTCCTCCGACATGGAGATTCCGGAGAGGTCAACGTTCGTGACGACCTGCGCGTTCATCGGAAGGTCGCCGAACCTGGCCTTCGCCACGTTCGCCGCGAAAGCCGATGCGGACGCCGCGAGCGCGAAAAGGAATGCGATGCGCTTCATAGTACCGTTCCTCCAAGTGCCTCGAATATCAACTTCAATCCGTCCGCCATCTTCTGGGCGGTGGCGGTCGAGAACTCGAACGTCTTGCCTTTCAGCGCGTTCGCAACCTCCATCGCCGCCAGCCATTCCTGGAGCGTTCCGGCGTAGCCGTTCTCGACCGCTAGCTGGTAGGCGCTCTTGCCGTCCTGCCCGTCCGTGCCGGGCGGGCCCTGCATCGTCGCGACCGTGCCGGCCTCGGTATTGAACGCCTCGGGCGACCAGTCGATCCAGACTTCGCCGACGGCCTCCACGTCCGGCTTCCACGATCCGCCGGGCAGCTTCTGGTTCAGGTATGCCGTGAACTGGTGCCTCGCCGGCGAGGAGTGGAACGCCTTGCGCAACTCCTCGCCGGTGAGGTCGAGCGTCAGCGCGCCGTCCGCGTAGGACGACTGCGCGAGCGGGACGGGCGAGCCGGGAAGGAACACGGTCACGACCGGCACGTAGCCGGTGTCGTCAACCTCCCAGTCCAGAAGTTCGATCTTCGCGGACGTGCCAAGGAAAAGCCGTCCCTCGTCGATCCAGAGGCGGGAGTGAGCCGTGTCGATCCCGAACTTGACCGTCTTCGCCATGTCACGCCTCCGTCAGTCGATTTCCTGGCCTTGCGAGCGGAGAAGGGCCTTTGCAAGCTCCTCGCACGTGGCCTTTGACGAGTATGTGACGCCGGACGCGTCGAGCGCGGCGATCAGCTTCTGCTTGCCGAGCGCGGCCGTCCTCTTCACGAGTTCGTCGATCGCGGTCTTCTCGGCGCGCCCCTGCTCCGCAGCCTTTTCCTCGGCCGTCGGCTCGCGCGTTCCGCCGTTGCCTTCCGGCGGCTGGGGCTTGTCCCCGGCGGCTTCCGGCGGCTTCGGGCTCGCGTTGCACAGCGGCTTTCCGTCGGCCGACTTGAAGTTGCCCTGAACGTGCGGCGGGAAGGGCCTGCCGTCCGGCCATTCGATCGCCTCTCCTTTCGAGACGATGCCGTAGCCGAAGACCTGCGTGTCTGATTTACAGATGATCTTCATGTCTGGATCCCTTGCTTGGGAAGTTGGAAAATGCCCCTCCCCCAGAAACGGAGAACGCACGGAGGAGGGGCGGGAGGATTACGCCTCGACCACCGCGCGGACGGCATCGCCGGCCGCAGCCTGGTCAGTCTCGGACGACTTCTGGACAAGGTTCATGTCCAGGCCGTTCTCGATCCCGTCGGTGATCTCCGCGAACACGGTGTTCGCCTCGCCCAGCCCGGTCGTGACCTTGGCCTCCGCCTTCAGGTAGCGGCGGATGCCGCGCGGGAGACGGCCCTTGTACAGCGTCGCGCCCGAGTTGTTGACCGTCAGGAGGTCAACCCAGGAGCTGCCGTCGTAGGACGTGAGCACCTTGAACCGGACGACGCCCTCGCTGGGCGCCGCGCCGAGCTGCGCGTTGATGAACAGCCGCCCGTCCACGTCGTCGCCGTTGAAGCGCATGTCGATCAGCTTTGAGGTGATCTCCGTGTTGTTGGCGGCGGCGAGAGCCTTGCGGTCGAAGAAAAACAGAGTCTTGTCGTGCATTTTCCTGTTCCTTTTCAGTTGTTTTTGTGTGTGGCGTTCTTCCGGTTAGGCCGAGAAGGCGGTGACCTCCGCCTCGTTGGTCTTCATCGGATCCATGATGCGCACGGGGATGCCGTAAAGGCGCTTCTCCTTGCGGCCTTCGATGTGCTCGAACTTGATCGCGTTGCCGCGCGTGAGGCGCGAGAACATGACGCAGACGTTCTCCCACATGAGCTTGTCCATGTAGTAAGCCTGCTTCACGTCGTCGTCCAGGACGCGCTGCGACAGGCGGTCGATCAGCTCGACGTAGCTGCCCTCGTAGCCCCTGGTGAGCATCAGGTCGCGCTGGATGTTGCAGATGCGCCCGCCGTAGCGGTAGTCGCGCACCGCGAGTCCGAGCTTCCAGTAGAGGTACTGGAGATACGCTTCGTACGTCGCGTCGCCGCCCTTGTCAGGATCGGCGATGTCCACGACGCGCTTGTCGCTCTTCTCGATGCCGCCCGTGCCGTGGCCCTCGGGGTGGAACGCGGTGATCGTGTTCGGCGACCATCCGACGAGCGCGATGGAGCCGAGCTTCGACTTGGCGCCGGTATTGCCCGTGATGCCGAGCGCGTTGAAGACGTAGTGCGCCGACTCCGTGTCGTCGGCCGTCTCGCTGCCGTACTTGTCGTAGTGCTTGAAGAGGCCGTTGATCCCGAGCGGGTTGTCGGCCAGCCGGCCGTAGACAAGCGCGCTCGCGAGCTCGTTCTTCATGCCGGTGATGTTGGCGCGAATCTCGTCCTCGAGCACGGCGTCCTTGTCCTTGGAGTCGTCGTAGAGCTTCTTCGCGACCGTGACCTTGGTGCCCATCATGCCGGAGCCGACCTTGATCTTGGCCTTGCTGCCCTTGTTCGAGGGGATGCCGCCGTAGTAGGTCGTCCAAACCGGCTTCGGCGTCTCCGTGCGCACGGTCGTCGAGAGGGACGAACCGTCGTTCGCCTCGATGACCGTCATGTCGTCGAGCATCTCAACCTTTTTCGCCACGAGCTCGACGATCCGGTGGACGAAGTTGCCCTTCGGATCGAGGCCCTTGACGAAATCGGCGTAAGTGAGTACCCGTGTTCCGTTTACCTGCATTTTCTTGTTCCTTCTTACTTGCCCCTGGTTGCGTCCAGGTCCGTCCGCCGCCTTGTGTCGCACCCGCGAACCCGACGGCAAATTGTCATTAGTCCCATGCCTTCGCGATTCCGTTGAATCCGGCGGCCTGTCCGGTCGTTCCGCCTCCTCCGCCGCCGCCCGCGGGCTGGGTGTTCGTGGGCTTGTGCTGGCCGTACCAAAGCATCAGAGCGAGGAATTCGGGATCGTTCCCGATCTCCGAGTTGCGGATGACGTAGTTCATCACGCCGTCACGCGCAAACGCGGCGTCGATCCCGGCGTTGATCTGCTCGAAATCGACCTTGCTGTACTTCTGGATCGCCGCGTCGTGCATCCGCTTGTTGTCGGCGTAGCGCTCGGCGTTGCGCGCCTTGAACTGCTCAACCTGGTATCGCGCAAGCGCGTTGACGAGCTTGCCCGCCGTCTCAACAGATACGCCGGCCTCCTTCAGGATCGGCGCGACGGCCTTCATGGCGCCGGCATCGACTTCAACGTCCTTCGCAATCGTCTCGTCAAGCGTGATCTTCGTCGCGTAGTCTTCCTCGTTGACCTCCGTGGTCTGCGTCTGGGTCTGCGCTTCAGCCCCTTTCCCGTCCTGGAGCGTCACCTTCGAGAGGTCGGTGTCCGTCTGTGTGTCGGTCGCGGTCTGCGTCTGCGTGTCCGCGCCGGTTGAAGTCTGCGTCTGCGTGTCGGTCGCAGTCTGCGTCTGTGTGTCGGTCGCAGTCTGTGTCTGCGTGTCGGTCGCGGTCTGCGTCTGCGTGTCCGTGCCGGTTGTCGTTGGTTCTGGCATGTCAGTTCTCCGTTTCTTTTGTGCGCCTCGCCTCGGACCTCGCCTTGGCTATGGCCGCGAAATGGTTTCTGGTGAGGTCGGCCAGGAACTCCGGCCCTCCCTCGGCAACCGCAAGCGACGAGCGCAGGAAGTCCATCGTCGCGCGCTTGCCCTGCGTAAATGCGTTTAGCTCGTCCTGGCCGAACGACGCGCCGCACAGCTCGTAGTCGATGTAGCCGAACCATGCGCGGAAGTCCGCGTTCTTGACGAGCCGCGCAAGCGATTCGCGCATCTCGGCGAAACGCTTTGCGTCGCGTTCCTTCTGCGCCTTCCGTTCGGAAAGCGAGACGTTGGCGAACGGCCCGCTCACTGCGCGGCCCCTCCCTGCGCCATCGCGGCGGCGAGCGCGCTTCCGGCGTGGCCCTCGTCGAGCGGGATGCCGCCAAGGTTCCTCGCGGCGTTCGCGGCGGCTTCCGCCTCTGCCATCTGCTGCTGGCGCGCGGCTGCCTGCTTGTCGGCCTCCAGCCTCGCGGCGACGATCTTGTCGTCGGCAAGGCACGACTCCGGGCATCCGGTCAGCTCCGAGAGCCGCAGCAGCATCTTGTCGGCGTCGATCCGGTGAAGCGCCTCGGGCCGTCCCTTTTCGGTCATCAGGGCCGCCGTGTCGAACACCTGCTGGATGGCGGCGACGGAACTCTGCTTCTGCGCAAGGTGGATCGCGGAGACGTACTCCACGTCCACCGACTGGAGCTGCCGGCCCTGCTCGGGCGTCAGCGGCTGCGGAAGGGCTGCGACGGTGTACTTCGCCATGATCGAGACGAGCGGATCGAGCAGTTCCGTGTCGAAGAGCGTTGCGACCGGCGCCAGACGCTGCATGGCCTCGCGGACGTGCGCCTCGACCTCGGTTGCCGTCATCTGCCCGGTCTCGCCCCTGCGCACCGCGTCGATGACGCTGAAGGCGTCGTTGTAGAAGAGCTTGGAGATCTCCACCTGCGCGTCCATGCGCTCCTGGCGGGCCTCGTCCGGGCCCGGCTGGTTCGGGAACACGGGCGCGACGGGCGTTCCGCGCTGTTCGCCGAATCGCCCGTAGTTGACTGCGCCGCGGTAGAGCCGCAGCCCCTCGTCCTTGAAGGTCTCGTCCGCGACGACGGCCGGCTCGGACTGGCG